GACAAGCCATTCCGTGACGCAATACGCATGGAGGCGGCTCTACTCGAAAGCGGCGAAGACACTCCCGCCAAGAAAGGCTCGCTGCGATACATCGCAAGAAAGCTGCTTGAGCGCGCCTGCGACGATACCGCCTCTGCGAAAGAGGTTGCCGACCGACTCGACGGCAAGCCAGCACAGGCAGTCGAAATGAGCGGCGGCTTGGCCATCTCTCACGAGGATGCGCTTGACCAGCTTGAGTGACCGCGAGCGGGCAATCCGCAAGCGCCTCAAGGATGATTTAGAACACTACGCGGCCAAGTGCCTCAAGATACGCGCCAAGAGCGGGTTGATTGTCCCACTCAAGTTCAACAAGGCACAACGATACATTCACGAAAGGCTGGAGGAACAGAACGCTGCGACCGGCAAGGTTCGGGCGCTGATTCTGAAGGGCCGGCAACAGGGGTGCTCAACCTACGTCGGCGGGCGGTTTTATCAGAAGGCAACACATCGGCGCGGTGTTCGCGTCTTCATCCTCACTCACGAGGACGCGGCAACACAAAACTTGTTCGAGATGGCAAATCGCTATCACGAGCATTGCCCGGCGCTTGTGAAGCCGGAGACTGGCGCGGCGAACGCCAAGGAGCTGAATTTCGCGGCGCTCGATAGCGGGTACAAGGTCGGAACGGCAGGGACTAAGGGCGTGGGGCGTTCGTCCACGCTGCAGCTATTCCACGGCTCTGAGGTTGGTTTCTGGCCACATGCCGACACGCACGCCGCTGGTGTGCTCCAGGCCGTTGCCGATGAGCCGGGGACGGAGGTAATCCTCGAATCAACGGCTAATGGTCTGGGGAATTTCTTTCACCAGAAATGGCGCGACGCAGAGACCGGCAAGAGCGATTACATAGCGATCTTCGTTCCGTGGTTCTGGGATGAGGGATATCGCAAGCCTGTCCCGCCTGATTTTCAATTGGACGATGAGGAACTGACCTATTCCGAGCTTTACGGGCTCGATCTTGAGCAGATGGCTTGGCGTCGTTCCAAGATTGCTGATCTGAAAGACCCGAGCCTGTTCAAGCAGGAATATCCAGCTACGGCGGCCGAGGCATTCCAGATGAGCGGGCATGACAGCTTCATCCCGCCCGCGCTGATAGCCGCAGCTCGCAAGGCAAAGTGTTCTGAATCAGGGCCTCTAATCATTGGCTATGACCCCGCGTGGATGGGCGACGATCGTCACTCGATGGCGTTCCGTGAGGGGCGCAGGGTCACGAAGGTTGAAAGCAAGAGCAAGCTAGACACGGTTCAGGCTGCTGGTTGGTGCAAGCAGGTCATAGACCAGTTTAAGCCCGCTCGAATGTTCATTGACGTTGGCGGTGTTGGGGCCGGTGTTTACGACCAGCTTCATCACATGGGCGAGCCTTATTCGACCATCGTTAAGCCGGTGAATTTTGGTTCCGCGCCTTTTGAGCCGCAGCCATTGGACAACAAGGGGCGACCAAGTGGTGGCCCACTCAATCGCCGCGCTGAAATGTGGATGAAGTCCAAGGAGTGGCTGGAAGACCCGGCCGGCGCTCAGATTCCAGACAGCGACAGTTTGCAGGCCGATGCTTGCGGACCTTCATACAAATACGACAGCCATACGCGGCTTGTCCTTGAGAAAAAAGAAGACATGCGCAGACGTGAGGTGCCAAGCCCTGACGAATGGGACGCTGTTGCGTTGACGTTCGCGGAGCCTGTTGGGCCGCAGCAAGCGGTTGCGCCGAAACTCCGCATTGGCCGCGCCGGCCGTGAAAGCTGGATGGGCGGTTGATGGCTGACGAAGACAAGAAGCCGCCAAAATCAGAGGCGGACGGCATTCTCAAAGAGGCCCGCGAACGCTGGGACCGCGCATACGAAAAGGAAAAGTCCAACATCGTTGCTGCCTACGAAGACCTTGAATTTCTCGTTGGGGGCGATGCGCAGTGGGATGAGGCTTCGCTGAACGAGCGACGCCGCGAGGACAGGCCGTGCCTTACGGTCAACCAGATTCCGCAATTCGTCAATCAGGTCACGGGCGATATTCGGCAGATGAAGCCGAGCATCAAGGTCGTGCCGGTCGATGACCAGGCCGACCCGCAGGTTGCGGACATCATGTCCGGTCTGATCCGGTACGTTGAAAACCGCTCCGACGCTGCCGGCGTGTATTTCCGCGCCGCCGATCAGCAGGTCGGTGCAGGAATTGGTCATTGGCGTGTTACTACGGAATATGCTGACGACTCCACCCTCCTGCAGGAACTGCGGATCGAGGATGTTGACGACGGCATTTCTGTTTTGTGGGATGCCGATGCGAAGCGCACCGACAAGAGCGACGCGACGCACTGCTTTGTTCCGGTCGATTACACACATGGTCGGTTCAAGGAGCTTTGGCCAAATGCAAGCCTGTCGGATTTCGACGGCCTGAGTAATTGGTCAAATCTCAAGGACTGGTACACCGGGGACAAGATCAGGGTTGCTGAGTATTGGGTCAAGAAGCCCATGAAGCGCACCCTTGCTATGACGCCTGACGGGAAGGTGCTGGACCTGACCGACAAGCCGATGGTCATGGACCTGCCGCCAGAAACCAGAATCGAGAAGCGCGATAGCTACAAGGTCTGCCGGTATATGATTTCCGGCGCTGCCGTTCTTGAGGGTCCAGATGACTGGGCCGGTCGGCACATCCCGATTATTCCTGCTGTGGGGCAAGAGGTCCGCATTAACGGGAAGATCGTTCGCAAGGGCATCATTCGCGATGCGAAAGACCCGCAGCGGATGTACAACTATTTCAGGTCGGCGCAGACCGAGATTGTGGCGCTGCAGCCCAAAGCACCGTTCATGGTCACTGAAGAAAACGTGGCCAAGTATCAGGATGTTTGGGAGACAGCGAACAAGAAGAACTGGCCGTATCTGCCTTACACGCCAGATAGTCAGAATGGCGGACAGGCACCACAGCGCGTCCAGCCTCCGGTTTCATCTCAGGGCGTGAACGAAGGCGTTCTGTTGGCCAATGACGACTTGCGCAAGGTCATCGGCATCTATGATGCTGGGCTTGGAGCGAAGTCGAACGAGACCAGCGGCAAGGCGATCAACGCTCGCGACCGGCAGAGCGATACTGGAACGTATGTCTTCATTGACAACTTTGCCCGTGCGATTGGCCGTACCGGGCAAATCCTGATCGACCTGATTCCGCGCATCTATGATACCGAGCGAACCATTCGGATCATGGGCGAGGACGGCAAGATCGATATGCTGAAGATCAATCAGCATCAGATGACAGCTGGCGAAGGTGGCGGGCTTGTAGAGCAGACACTGCATGACCTGACGGTAGGGTCATACGACGTTGTGGCGCAGGCTGGCCCGAGCTTCACGACAAGACGCGAGGAAGCCAAGGAGGGCATGATAGCCCTGTTGCAGGCAGCCCCTGACGTAGCTCCGCTGATCCTGGACAAGGTTGCCAAGGCGCAAGACTGGCCGATGGCTGACGAGATCGCCAAGCGTATCCGGGCCAACATACCGCCGCATATCCTTGAGGCAGAGGAAGCCGAGGAGCAGGGCGCGACACCAGAGCAGGTGAAGCAGATACTTGCGCAAGGTCGCCAAGCGCCGCCCGATCCGAAGGTTCTTGCTGTGCAGGCCAAGGCTGAACTCGATCAGCAGAAGCTTGTATTTGACCAGAACAAGATGATTTCCGACCAGCAGGCAGAGATTGCAAAGCTGCAGGTTGAGCTTGAAAAGGCCCGCATTCAGTCTCGCACGTCCGTCGAGGTGGCGCAGATCAATGCGGCGGTCGGCGAACACAAGAACATCATTGATGCTGCTACGGCTCAGTACGGCGCGATAGTAGACGCCGAGGTCGCCATGGAAGCGCAGAACAAGCAAGCGGAGATGGCTCGATACCAGACCGACAGCCGCGCGAATACTGACCGTGAAAAGGCATACGTCAGCGCGGAAACCGCGCGCTACGCCACGGACAGCCGGCCCCAGCCGGAGAACAGAGCTTCGTAGCAGGCTTACGCAACCAGCGTTCGCCCGCACGTCAACCAGGCCGCCTTCGGGCGGCTTTTTTTATTGAGGCTTCATGACTGAAGAAACAGGGGCAGCCGCCCCGACTGAGGAGCAGGCGGCAACGCAGGCTCCAGGCGAACAGGCAACTCCAGAGACCGGCGTTCAACAGGATGCGGCATTGGAGAATGCAGAGACGAAGGCAAAGCCCGATGAGGGCGCGGCCAACGAAGGGCAAGACGACCGCCCCCGCAAACAATCCACCTCTGAGCGATACAGGCGCAAGATTTCAGCGCAAGCCGGCGTCATTGAGCGCATGGCGGCCGAACTTGAAGCCATCAAGCAGAAGACTGGACAAGACGGGGAGAGCGTACCCAAAGCATCCGACTATCCGCAAGGAGAGTGGGACCCTGGCTACATCGCCGACCTGGCCGCTCACAAGGCGGCTGCAAAGATCAGCGAGACGCTGGCGGAACGTGACAAGCGCAGTGTGGTCGAAAAGGCCGCTGCGACTCGTCAAGAGATGCTTGAGGATTTCGAAGACAGGACCGCAGCATTCAAGGTGCTGACGCCAGACTTCGACACAAAGATCAGCGAGCTATCGAAAACGCTCCCTAATGGGTTTGCCCCGCATGTGACCGAGGAGCTTATGGAAAGCGAAGTAGGGCCTGCGTTGCTCTACCAGCTTGCGAGCAATCCGAGGTTAGCCGCCGAACTCAACGCTATGTCGCCCCGCGAAGTCGCCCGAAAGATCGGAAGGCTGGAGGGAAAAACGTCTCTGCCGAACCCAAAAAAACAAACATCGGCACCGCCGCCGCTAAAGACCCCGACCGGGGCAGCGGCAAGACCTGTTGACGTTCATGCACTGGCTAAGTCCGACGATCTGGATGCCTATATCGCCATGCGTCATCAGGAACGAAAGGCGCGTGCCTAACCCATAGGGGTTACGGCAAATGTCCAATACTACACTCACCGCCGACATCATTGCGGCGGAAGCTCTGATGATTCTCGAAGATAACTGTGTTATGGGCGGCCTCGTCCATCGTGGTTACGAGGAGGAGTTCGCAAAGAAGGACAACGGGTACACGGCTGGCGAAACCATCTCGATCCGTCGCCCGAATGACTTCACCGTCCGCGACGGCGCTGTTGCCGATATTCAGGACGTTGTGGAAGGCAAGACCACGTTCACCGTGGACAAGCAGAAAGGCGTTGACTTCAAGTTTACGTCTCAGGACTTGACGCTCCAGATCGATAAGCTGTCGGAACGGGTCATCAAGCCGGCCATGGTGCAGCTTGCCCATCAGATCGACCGTGATCTGATGAGCCTGTACAAGTACGTCAACAACCACGTCACGATCCCGTCTGGCGGCATCGACTCGTTCGCCGACTTCGCCCTCGCCCCGACCCGCATGGATACCTGTGCGGTTCCGCAGGGGGATCGGTCTGCGGTTCTGTCGCCGGCCGACACTTGGAAAATGCTCGGTTCTCAGACCGCGCTTTATATCCAGGACGCGGCGCGCGGTGCGTATCGCGAAGGTTCGCTCGGCAAGATTGCTGGTATCGATACCTACATGTCGCAGAACGTGCCGGTTCACTTGACTGGTTCGCGTACCGGCACTGACGCCATCGCGGCTTCGTTTACTGGCGACACCTGGGCGGCGACCAAGGACACCAACTATTCGACGATCAACATCGGGTCCATGTCGGGCTCGACGGTGACGCTCAAGGCTGGTGACACTCTGACCATCGCCGATGTGTACGACGTTGACCCCGTGTCTAAGCAGGCGCTTCCGCACCTGAAGATGTTCACCGTTGTTAACAACGAGACGGCGTCGGGCTCGGCTATCGCGTCGTGCGAAATCTCGCCAGCGATCATCCCGTCCGGTGCTCAGGCTACCGTGGCGTTTGCTTCCGGCGTGACGGACATCAACACCAAGGTCGTGACCTATCAGGGCGCGGCTTCGACCCAGTACACCCAAAACCTGTTTTTCCACAAGAACGCTTTTGGTCTGGTCATGGTGCCGATGGTTGCCCCTCCGGGTGCGCCGGACGTGTCGCGCAAGTCTCACAAGGGCTACAGCGTGCGCGTGATCCCGTACTACGACGGTACCAACGACGTGTCTAACTGGCGTCTCGATGTTCTGTACGGCATCAAATGTATCGACCCGCGTCTTGCGGTTCGTGCGTCTCTCGCGGCCGATGTGGCCTAATAGCGGAAAGGAGAACTAGAAATGGCTGTTAAAGAACTTTCCGATGGCGGCCCTGACGGTACGCGCCTCGGTCAATCGTCCACCGACAAGATTGGCTTTTTCGGTGCAACCGTGACCACGAAGCCTTCCGTTGCGGCGGCTTCGTCCTCGGTTGCGACCACGACCATTCTTGAAACCCGCGTTGCTGCGATCTGCACGGCGCTGGCAACGCTTGGTTTGATCAGCAATCCGTAACAACTAACCGGGGCTCTATGTCCAGGGTATTCCAAAGACCTAGCGCCCCGGCAACGGGTAAGAAGGTATTTCTCGCAACCCCAACGTATGACAAGTTGGGGGCCGGTTATACCGATGCACTCTTTCACAGTTCGGCGGCATTGTCTCAAGCGGGCATTGCTTCCGAGCTGTGTATTCTTCAGGGCGATTGTCACGTTGACGATGCCAGAAACTTCCTTGTTCGGAACTTTCTCGAAAGCGACTGCACCGATCTTGTGTTTCTTGATGCAGACGTTGCGTGGAAGCCGTCCGATCTGGTTGCGTTGTGTGAGTATGACGCCGACGTTGTTGCGGGGCTTTATCCATTAAAGTCTCGTAATGAAGCGTTCCCGGTGAGGCTATTGCCGGGCGAGCAGTGGGCTAACCAGAGCGGCTTGCTTGAAGTCGAGTCCGTCCCTACCGGGTTTCTTCGTATCAGGCGCTCTGTTCTAGAGAAGCTTGCGGACCTTGCCCCAAAGTATCTCCGCAATGATGACCCGCGCGGCCCTGTCTCTCTGATCTTTGAGCGGACGCTTGAGGGCAACACGCGGTGGGGCGGCGATTACACGTTCTGCCGAAAATGGCGCGCCCTTGGTGGCCGCATTTATATTGACCCTGAAATGGGGCTCGATCATTACGGCGACGCAATGTTTTCCGGTAGTATGGCCGGCGCGCTGCGACGCAAGCACGGTCTTACGTTTGAGTATGCATTTGACCGCATCAAATCCGGTGACGATCCGTTCAGTGTATACCCGGAGCTTGTCGAGGCATGGGACAACAAGTGGTCAATGCCGGCAGACATGCTGTCGATCATCGCCAAGCTCGGCCGCGATGCTGGAAGTGTTATCGAGTTTGGGTCCGGTCTGACGACGGGGGTTCTTGCGCGCGTCTGTGATGATGTGACGGCGCATGAGCATGACGCTTTATGGTTTGAAAAGACCGCAACGCTCCTTGGTGGCACGAATGCCGATCTGATTCTCTCTCCGCTTGAGAACGGGTTTTATTCCGGCGTGTCCGGACAATACGACCTTGCGGTGTGTGATGGCCCGCCGCGCCACATGTCGAATGGCCGTTCTGGCCTGTATGCAATTCTTGGCGATGTGCTGAAGCCAGGTGGGAAATTCATCATAGACGATCTGGATAGCGACGAGGCGAAGAACGCCTTCCTCGCGTGGGCTGAAATCTGGAAGCCACTCTATAAAATCGTGACCGGCGCGCGGACCTTCGTTGTGGGACAGATGCAATGACAACCTATACGGAGACGGAGTTTGCCACGCGCGTCCTGAAAGACCTTGGCATTATTGGCGCTGAAGAAACTCCATCGTCTGCCGATTTGGAATGGGCAAAGGAAACCGCCGCTTCCGAAATCTCTCTATTGGCGGCGACCGGCATTCCGATCTGGAACGGTTCGGAGGTCGCGATCCCGCAAGAATATCTTTCCACGCTTTCGCGGCGCGTTTGTCTTGCGGTGGCCCCGTCCTATGGCTCAACGGACATGGTAGCGGCACAGAACGCCATGCGTGAGGCAGAGAGGTCTCTCACGGTTATGTCCGCGCCACGCGGACGACCGCTTCTGCTTTCTGCAAATGATGCCAAGACCGGCGCGTCGTCTTCGTTCAACTTCACCACGGGCCGATGACCGCAACGCCCGTCGCCTTCCGATCAAGCGAAGGAAAGTACAGGTTTCAGGGGTCTTCAAAGCTAGTCAACGCCTACGCCGAAGCCATGGGGTCGGATGGCAAGGGCGTTATGGCGGTCAACCCATGTGGAGGGATCATCCAGTTTTCCGATACGGACGCAGGCCCGTGTCGCGGCATGATCTACATGCCCGACTTGGAAAAGCTCTACACGTTCCACAATTCGTCTGCCTACATGCATACGTCGGACGGGACAACGACCCGCGTTGGAACGATCCCAGGCGTCTCTCATGTCGACATATCGCGCAATCAGCGCGCCGATCCGCAGATCACTATTACAGGTCCGTCCGGCAATCAGGTTATTGAGTCGGATTCCGTTTCGTATGTGACGGACAGTGACCTTCCGTCCGGAGCGATTACGAACTGCAACGCGGTCAATCGCACGATTTACGGCTACTCGGATCGGACCTATTACTATTCAGGGATCAACGACACAAAGTCTGTCGGCGCGCTGGATTACAGTACATTCGACCAGCAGGCCGGGAAGCTGTTGCGGGTTTACTCCGAGCGCGGCGAGCTGTTCGGGTTCTGCAATAGCTGGATTGACGTTCACTCCAAGACGAGTTCGGCAGACGAGCCGTTCATCTACAATACGACTATTCCTCGCGGCATTCTGGCGGCCAGGTCCCTGATCAGGTTCGATAACTCTCTGGCATGGGTTGCCGATGATTGGAACATTCACAAGCTCGGTGCGGCTTACGGTACGTCTGTAATCTCTACCCCTGAAATCGCCCGGCTGATTCAGGATGACGCATCCCAATCCGATATTGTCGGCTTCTCGTTCGATCAGGAGGGGCATTCATTCGCTCATTGGTCCGGGACTGACTGGACTAAGGGCTTCGACGCTTCGACCAAGGTCTGGCACGACCGAAAGTCATATGGCTACGATCGTTGGCGCGCGGTTCATTCCGTGCAGGCGTTCGGCAAAACGATGGTCGGTGATCGTCAGTCTGGCAAGATTGGCTACATCGATAAGGACACGTTTACGGAATACAGCGGCACGATGGTCTGGCAAGTCGTCAGTCCGCCGATGCACGCATTTCCGAACGGCTTCATTCTAGACACGCTGCAATTCGACATGGCGACCGGGTTTGGGTCGCTCGGTTCAACGCCGAAAGTGATGTTCGCAACATCGCGCGACGGTGGCCAGACGTTCACGCAATACAGAGAAGTTTCGCTTGGCGTTCCTGGAAACTATCAGGCTCGGGTGAAGGTCACGCGGCTTGGCGCTTACTATGAAAAAGGCTGCGTGATCCGGGTTTCGATCAGCGATCCTAGCGCGAGGTCTCTTGTTCTGTCTGACGCGAAAGTCCGGCCGCTGACGCGATGACCATCCCAAACGTCCCGCTTGACCAGAGCATGACGCCGGAGGTCCGGCGCTATCTGGAGGCTGTAAGGCGCGAGATTGAAGCGACGATTGGCGATCTTGACGCGATTGTTGTTCCTGCCAAGGCGTCCGCTGCAGAGGCAGCCACCGGTACGGATGATGAGAAATTCTTGACGCCGCTGTCCGGGATTTCGACGGTCAAAACCTTTTCTCCATTCGTAAACTTCGCCTATTTCGAGGATCAGAAATCCGCAAACACGGTTGGCGGGGCCGCATCTGGAGGCGGCACATATTATACGCGCACGCTGAATACGGCGGTCCATAATTCAATTACTGGCGCGTCTCTGACCTCTAATGAGGTGTCGTTACCCGCTGGCACCTATTTGATTGAGGGTATGTGCCCGGCGTTCCGCGTCGCGCAGCATAAATGCAGGCTCTACAACGCAACCGGGTCTGTGGTGATTGCATACGGCACGAGCGAATACACCGCCGTTGGCTCTGGCGATCTTGTGACAACGAAATCCATCGTTCTTACCAAGGCGACGTTCGCTTCAGGAACATCGATTCGGTTGGAACATGCCGTCGGTAATCCGACTTCGACATCGGATTACGGACGCGCTGCGAATCTGACTGGAAGCGAAGTCTATTCGACATTGAGGATATGGAAACTAGACTGATGGGCATACTTGATACGCTCTTTGGCAACACTGCATCGGACGCTGCAAATGCTGCAGCAGCGGACACGTATGCGAAACAGCAGAAGGCCGGAAAGAACCTTCGCGCCGCTGGCGATAATTACGCTAGCGGGATGCAGTCGCTCTCTACGTTGTTCCAGCCATACGCGACCGCTGGCGGCGATGCGCTAAACATGTATCGCGCCGGCCTGGGGCTTGATGGCGGGGCAGGCTCGCAGGCGTTCACGCAGGCTTATCAGAGCCTGCCGGGGTATCAGGAAGCTCTCAAGACTGGTCAGGATTCTGCGGTCGCAGGGTTAAATGCTTCTGGTCGGTTGAATAGCGGCGCAGCCCTCAAGGCATTGCAGACGTATGGCCAGAACTACGAAAACCAGCAGTCCGGGGCCTACCTAGATCGTCTAGCGGGACTGTCCGGTATGGGGCAGTCGGCAACGGGCCAACAAGTTTCGACCGCAGGGCAGGGCCTGCAGGGTCAGTTAGGCGCGTACACGTCGGCTTACGGCGGCGACATGCAATCGGCCGGCACCATCGGGCAGGGCCAGGTTGCTGGCGCGAACGCACAGCAGGGCGCGCTCGGCAATCTACTTGGTGCCGCAACTTATCTTGGTGGCGCTGCGTTGGGTGGTGGTGGGGCCGGAACGGCTCTGACGAACCTGTTCAAATCGCAGCCGTCGCGGCAGTCGTCTTTTAGCTGGGGCGGGCAGCAATACCCGATGTATGCCTGATGGCCAATCCGTTCGAAGTCCAGCCCGTAAACGTCCTACAGGCCCTTATGATGGGTACGCAGGGCTATAAGCAGGGGAGGGAGATCGCCACTGAGAACCGACGCCAGAGTGCTCTTGCGCAATTGATGGGTGGCGGACAATCTGGCGCTACTCCGAATTATGCGAATGCCGCGAATGCCCTTGCGGCTAGTGGCGACCTCGCAGGCGCAACCCAGATAGCGACGCTTGCGAAGAATCTGGCTGGACCTGAGAGCACTGACGAAATCAAGGAATACAACCTCTCGAAAGCGCAGGGCTACAAGGGTTCGTTTACGGACTGGAAGACCGCGCTCAAGCAGGCCGGCGCTACGCGCGTCAACACCAATGTCAATACTGGCGAAAAAGAATACGACAAGGTTCTGAACAAGGCGGAAGCCGAGCGGTTCATTGGCTATCAGAAGGGCGGACAGTCAGCGCAGTCCGCCCTCCAATCACTAGATGTCCTCGACAATGCGATGAAGGACCCGAATTTCTATTCTGGCCCTGGGGCGGAACGCTTTGCCTTGCCTCTACGTCAGGCGCAAGCTGCGCTTGGCGGCGATCCTAAAGCTGCGGCATCAATGGAGACATTCCGCGCCAATGCTAGCAAGGCGGCACTCGATGCAATGGGTGGTTCGCTTGGCTCTGGGTTCTCCAATGCCGACCGTGACTTCGTGTTGAATCAGGTGCCGAACCTCGCCAACACTGCAGAAGGCAACAAGCAGTTGATCGAAGTCTCGCGCAAAGTTCGTCAGCGCGAAATCGAAATTTCGAAGAAGGCGCGCGAATACGCCGGCAAGAACGGCGGGCGACTTGACGCTGGCTTTGACGCAGTGTTGCAGGATTATGCGGAGAAGAACCCTCTGTTTAAGGGGGTGACGCCTGCATCCGGTTCTAGCAATGCGCCACGTCGCCTGAAATTCAACCCCGCGTCAGGCACGCTCGAATGATTGAGGTTGAGCTTCCGAACGGGGATATTGCTGAGTTCCCTGACGGGACGCCAACTGACGTGATGCAAGCAGCGTTGCGCAAGCAATTCAGCCCTGCACCGCAACCCAATGTCGTCGCTGATGCGGGCATGGGCCTGGCTACTGGTATCGGCAAGGGCGTGGCCGGTCTAATCGGCCTACCCCGCGCCGTCAGCGACCTTGTAGACAAGGGCGTTGCAGCAGGCGGCGAGGCATTGGGATTCAAGCCCGGCCCTGCCCGTGCGCCCGCGTTGCTGCCGTCACCGGCCAGTGTGCAAGGCGCTATAGAGACTGTCACCGGCAAGTTTCCGACGCCGCAGACGCGGGTAGGCGAGTATGCGCAGACCGTTGGCGAGTTCATCCCCGGATCGCTGATGGGCCCCGGTGGTGTCGCCCGCAACGTCGCAGCATTCGGCGTGGCTCCGGGTATTGCCAGCGAAGCGGCTGGCGGCGCGACTAAGGGCACTCCGTTAGAGCCGTACGCACGTGGTGGCGCTGCGCTTGCGACTGGCGGCCTTGCAGCGTTCCTGACAGCGCGCGGCAATGCTGCTGGTGCGGTGGGCCGCGCAGCAGGTAACGTAGATAACGCGACGCTACAGCAAGCGGAGGCGCTGTTTCAGGAAGCACAGCAGCTCGGCACGCCGATCACACGCGCCGAGGCTGTCCAAGCCGTTACTGGCGGCGCGACTAACTTCGGCAACCTGCAACGGGTGGTCGAAGGTCAGGGCGGTATGCGTGATTTCTTTTCGCAGCGTGCCGGGCAGACGGATGCCGCTGCGGGACGCGTGTTCGATCAGGTGACGCCGGCAGCTCAGAACCCGTCTGCTATTGGTCCCGCTGTAGGGACGGCGGCTGAAAACACAATCAACGATGTGCGAGGTGTCATCAACCAAGCGTCTGATCCGTTTTATACGCAAGCGTCAACGATACGGCTGACCCCGCAGGAAATGCAGAGGGCTGCCGCATTACCAGGTGTGCCAGAGGCAATGCAGGCCGTCCGTAATAACCCACAACTCAATCGCTACGTTGCCAACCTTCCAGACGACAGCGTTGGGTTTATGAACGAGGTCAAGAAGTATCTTGACACGGCGGCGGAGAATGCTGCCGCTCCGGTCAACCAGCAACGAAATATGCAGGTATCAGCAGGGCTTGGTAACGATTCCCGCGATGTACGACAGATCGCCATAGATGCCTCTAGGCGCGCTCCAGGCAATCCATATGAAACTGCGCTTAACATCCAGTCTCAGGCGCGCGAACAGTACCTCCAGCCGCTTTTAGACGGCCCGCTTGGCAAGATTGCCTCACGGGATACAACGACCAAGAAGGCAATTGATGTCTTGTTCCCCAACAATCCGTTGCCGAACAGCGCGCAAGAAATTGAAACGGCAGTGCGAGCAGTAGCTCAACGCAATCCATACGGTGCGCGCCAGTTGGTTCGCGCTCACCTTGAAATGACGTTTAATGAGGCGACGCAGAACCTCGCTAGTGGCGTAAACTCATATGGGGGTGCCAAGTTCGCGGCTATCGTTCGCGGGAACCCACAGCAGGCCGCTAACCTTGAAGCCGCCGTTCGCGCGCTACCAAATGGCGACAATATATGGACCGGGTTCGACCGTTTCGCGACCATGTTGGAAGCGCAGGGGCAGCGCCAAGCCATAGGCTCGCAGACCGCGTTCAATCAGGAAGTATTGCAAGACCTTCGGCGCGGGACGGCGCGCGGCGAGGCTGGGACAATGGCGTTGGGGCTTGGCGTCAAAGCGCCAGCAAGGGTTAAAGATGCAATCGAGCGGTGGCGGCTTGGCGAGAATGTAGATCAGATCGCTAGGCTACTGACTGATCCTGCGGCGGGCGCTGAGTTCGCGCGGCTTGCTCGGGCTAATAATGCTGCCGCCACTAATTCGTCCTTGATCCGGCTCGTTGGTCTGGCCCAGCGCGGCGCGTCCAATCCAGGCCAGCAGGCGTCCGGTCCAAAAAACTAGAGCCGTCGCGATAACTGTTACGCCAAGACAAACGATGAATAGTGCAATCCCGTATGCCTCACCCGGCTCTGGCGGGCGCACAGTGATGAAGAACCACGCGGCGGAAGAAAACACCGCGATCTGAAATCCATACCAAGCAACTTGCTTCAAGGGCTGTCCTCACGGGCGGCCCTTTTCCATTTGAGGGCCTTCAATGGCAGTCGCTATCTTCTCACCGCTGACTCAGTTCTTCGACAACAACGGCGATCCGCTCAATGGCGGGACCGTGACCGTCCAAGACGCGGGAACAACGTCAAGCCGAAACATCTACACCGACACCGCGCTAACCGTTGCAGCGACAAATCCAGTCCCGCTCGATAGCGCAGGCCGCCCCACACAGGGCGTTATATACACTGCGGCCACTGCCTACAAGTTGATCCTGAAAAACTCAGCAGGATCAACGATAAGGACCGAAGACAATCTAGACCCCGGCGTCCCTGTTGGGAGCGGTGTCCTTGCCATTACAAATGGCGGTACAGGCGGGGCAACTGCATCGGCGGCCCGTGCGGCATTGGGTGCTGTCGGCACTTCTGACATTGAAGACCTGGAGGCCGACGTTGCGGCTCTGGTCGGCGCTTCCGCGTCATCCGAGAAAACCCAGATTGCAGTCGGCACCACGGCGCAGCGTCCCGCGTCTCCTGCGGTTGGCAATATCCGCATCAATTCGACTGCCAGCAAGTTTGAGTTGGTCCGCACCGGGACATCGTTCGAGAACGTGATAACCGAAGCAAACACAGCCGGAACGTCGGACGTGTCTAGCGAATCCACATCAGAGCTATACGTCAAGCCATCGCGGATAAAATACCATCCGGGATCAGCCAAGGCCTGGGGGTACATCACGGGCGGCGGCACGCCGGCCCTTGTCGATAGCTGGAACGTAGCAAGCGTTACAGACAACGGCGCGGGCGATTGGACGATCACTCTTTCAACGGCGATGGCCAACGCGAATTACTCGGTTGCCGCGATTCCGATTGATTCCTCTGGCGGGTTGCTGACCGTCAATTTGCATCCGACAAAATCGACGACGGCATTCCGTCTTCTGTTCAAGACAACAGGAGGCACGCTTACCGATCCGACCACTGGCGTTGATTTCCAAGTTTTCGGTGACCTGTAATGCGTAGGTCAGCCGGAAGCCATGCGGCCGACAACCACGTTACCGGCGTCATCAGCAACGGCGCTACGTGGTACGAGACATTTCAGATCAAGGATCAGAACGGCGACGATGTAACCGGCCTCACGTCGGATACGTTCCAGTTCCAGTTCAGGCGCTCTGAGGACGATGACAGCGCAGAGCTGACGCTTTCCACTACGGCCGGAACGCTTTCGATTGCTGAATCGGATGGCGTTACCACGGCCACCATCAACGTCCCGCAAACAACGATCTCAAACATGGATGGCGACTACGTGGCCGACCTTGTGTCGAAGGCCGCCAGCAATAGCCGTCTGACACACCGCGCCCATGGCGTGGTGACTTTCCGTAACTCTCCGATTGAGTTCTGACGATGGCATTGTCATTCACCCCGAACTCGTCGCGGGCCGGGCAGCGGTTCCTTGGCGTGGTCACAGGCCCGCGGGGCAATGCTGCCACGATTGCAGTTGGCGACGTAACGACGGGCCCCGCCGGGACTGATGCAGAAGTTACAAATAGCGGTACATCGGGCGCAGCAGTATTCGATTTCACCATACCGCGCGGCAATACCGGGGAGACTGGGTCGGCTGCAACTATAGCGGTTGGCACGGTCACGACGGTTGCATCTGGTCAGCAGGCGACTGTCACAAATGTTGGCACGTCTGGGGCGGCTATTTTTGATTTTGAAATCCCACAAGGAGATGTTGGCCCATCTGGGTCTATGGGTGGGCCAGTATCATCAACAGACAACGCAATCGCTCGCTTCAGCGGCACCGCAGGGACTGAGGTTCAGAATAGCGTCATCCTGATCGATGATACGACCGGAACAACCTATCCCGTTACGAACGATAGTGGCGCGCTCGGCAAGTCGGCGCAGTCGTGGTCTGACCTGTTCCTTGCATCTGGCGGCGTCATCAATTGGAACGCTAGTGATGTCACCCTGACTCATAGTTCCGATGTGCTGACGTTGGCGGGCGGATACCTTGCAAGCTATACGGACGGAAGCCCGGCGATACGCGCCGGTCAGAGCGCGACCGCATATCTTGAACTGTACGGGTCATCCGTCGGTAATATCGTTTATTCTCGTTCTTCCAGCAGCAATACGAAGCCGCTCATCTATGACGCGACGACGGACGAGTCTAACACCGCTCCGACTGTCGGGACCGCCTACCACCAATGGAAGATTCTCGGCACAAGCAAGATGAACCTTACCGAGACGGAGCTGGTTCCCGTCCCGAATGACGGCATTTCGCTGGGCACGACTTCACTAAAATGGTCCGATCTATTCCTCGCCTCTGGCGCTGTTATCAATTTCAACAGCGGCGATGTGACGATCACCCATAGCGCCAATGCTCTGGCCATCTCTGGTGGTGTTACAGCGCTTGATGCCGGTTCCACAGTGGGTGGTGCTGTCATCAAGACGGCTGGAAAGGAGACGATCTATATACCCGCCACGGCTATGGTTTCGCGAACTACTAACGGCGCTGCGGCCGGGTCGGCGGAAATGTCCACCAATAAGCAGATGGTCAAGACGCTGGACTTCGACGCGACGACGCAAGAGTTCGCGCAATTCTCGATCAGAATGCCAAAGGCGTGGAACGAAAGCACGGTCACATTTATTCCGGTGTGGTCTCACGCGGCCACCACGACAAACTTTGGCGTAGTCTGGGCGCTTGAAGCGGTCGCCATATCCAACGACGACACGCTTGACGCATCATGGGGCACGGCTGGAACCAGTACCGACACGGGCGGAACGACTAACGATCTGTATGAAGGCCCGGAGAGTTCGGCCATCACGATAGGCGGCACACCCGCCGAAGGCGACACGGTTTACTTCCAGGTGAAGCGTAACGTGTCCGATGGCTCAGACACCATGGCCATTGACTCTCGCCTGCACGGAATCCTGCTTTACATCACCATGAACGCGGCGAACGACGCATGACAGAATTTGCTCTCTATATAGGCGGCGAGTTCAGGGAAGTCCGGCGCTACGAAAAGCAGCCCGAAGACATCAAGCACAAGGAAGTGGCCTGGTATCCCGTTGTTAAAGAATACGGAGTGCCGGGCGTCTCTCTTGAGCGCGGAACGCATTACATCAGGACTGTCGATCCAGCGACGCTGCCGCCCCCCGTGCCGTGGTCGATCTCCGATAGGCAATTCTTTCAGCAACTCGCTGTGATGAAGCTGATTACAGAAGACGAGGCGGAAGCAGCGGTAGCAACCGGTGCGCTCCCGGCAACGCTTGCGGAGCTTGTCGAATTGCTCCCGGAACAGGCCCGCCATTCCGCCCGAATGCTTCTCAAGGGCGCAACCGTATTCGAGCGCGGCCATGAAATGACCGACACGATCGCATGGCTGTACGGGTTCGATTCCGATGCTGTCGATGCCTTGTTCCGTGAGGCTGCGAATCTCTGATGTTGATGGTCAACCAGTTAATCGGTTTCGGGGCCTTTGCGGCGGCGGGGTGCTCGTGCTCACCGTCATATGTCACGGGTGACAGGACGGCATCCATCACTTGCACCACGACGCTTCCGGGGGCATCTGGGGGCGGCACAGCATCAAATCTTGTCGATGGCGGGTTTACGTCCAATTCGACGGACGCCATGGATATGGCAAACGGGAATGCCGTGTCTGGACTTGAAATCAAATTCCAGTTTGCAGCTTCCACCAAGATTACCGAGGCCAAGTGGTATCAGGACAATACCGCAGACCTCGGCACATGGAAGTGGCAGGTGTCTGACGACGGGTCGTCCTGGACCGATATCGGCACGAGCTTCACGCTTGGCGGAACCGCGACACAGACGCAAACACAACTGAGCGCCAACGCCGCAGGATATCTTTACTACAGACTTCTTGGCGTTTCGGGCAATTGGCCCTCTGGCGGTGCTCGACCATTCGTCCGCGAGGTCGAGTTCCAGCAGTGCGCGTGCTGATAGTCAGTCCGGTACTTCCTCGACCCTCACCCGGACAAGCCTGGCCCTCATTACGCCACCGTCCTCATCCGCGAGCCATCTGGCTATTCCACCGTGGGCTTCGGTCGCGCCCTCCTTGGTCGCGGTGACCGGAAAGCGGATTATGTCATTCACCTTCAGCGCATAGCCGTAGGCAGCCATCCTCGTCTCTCCAAAAGAGATGCAGCATCGTATCCCATACTGAATCGGCTTCCGGGTTCTGCCACTGAGTCAAATTGACTCACCCAAAGGTTATCAACATGAACAAAGTCCTAAGCCTCGCGCTCTGCGGGGCTTTTTTATTGGCCGCATGTGACGAAACGACTCAGCCAAAGCACAAATTCGACCACGAGCGGAGGTCAACGAATATCGAGGACGTGAGGAAGCCCAACACCGCCGTCCTGATCAACGGCCTCGGGGTCTACGGCAAGCCCGGCATGATGGGGGCGATACAGGAAGCCCTCGAAAAGCGCGGCTGGACAGTCACGGTTCTAAGCCACACCGAGGCGAAGAACCTCACCGTCATGCCGCGCGTGCTCATCGGTCATTCGATGGGGGCAAACGCTGCGCTGAAGCGCTCTCGTGTTTTCATTCGCAATCACCCCGATCTCATCGTGTCGATCGATGCGGGAAGGGCACCGCTGTTTCACCGCGCTCCGGAATCGAAAGCGCGTGTAATCGACATTTCGTGTCCGTGGCATCCGATTGGCGGCCAGCGGATCGTAGGCTCTGACGTTTACCGCGAAGTCTGCGGGACCGCGCATATCGCGATGCCGCATGACAAGCGAGTCATCGACATCATCATCAAGGAAGTGGAGGCGCTTCAATGACTGACGAAACCACGTCGGTATTCTCCGACATCTGGGAAAAGGCAAAGACCGCATGGGCATGGCTCGATAAGCCCGCGCAGTGGCTTGCCGCTGCTGTTGCTTGGTCGCCCAAGACTTCGCTGATCGTGGCTGCTGGCTTGGCGGCCTGGTCGCTGTTCTGATGGCCATCTCTGCCGAGATCGCCAGAGAAGTCGCCAAGGTTGCCAAGGCAAACAAGATCGAGCCTGCGGCCCTTCTGGCCGTGGTCGAGGTCGAGAGTGCAGGGCAGCCGTTTGAGCAGGACGGCGTAACGCCGCGCTTTCTGTACGAGCGCCATGTCATGTACCGCGAGCTTAAGAAGCTGCGCGGCGCTGACAGGGCTGCTGCTGCACTCAGGACAGGGCTGGCCCTCACGAAATGGGATAGGGCCACGCAGTACCAGGATCAGAGGAACAGTGCGCAGCGCCTCGCCCTGATGAAGAAGGCCAAGGCATTCGACGAGGAGTGCGCTTGCCGATCGGCGAGCTGGGGGCTCGGCCAGACCATGGGCTTCCATGCCGAGTCTCAGGGCTTTCCGAATGCTGTTGCTTTCGTGGAGTGGATGACCGAGGGCGGCGTCCCGGCTCAGATCGAGGCCATGGTCAAGGAGATCAAGAAATCCGGCCTCGTGGACGAGATCAACCGTCACGACTGGGCCGGGTTCGCGTATCGCTACAACGGAGCCGGCTACAAGCAAAACCAGTACGACACGCGCATGGCGCAAGCCTACGCGCGGTGGAAGGGCAAGGTGCCCAGCGAGGCTCC